CCAACGGATATACAGCGGTATTCTCGAAAGATTTAGAACCAGAAAGCGGTGATATAGTTGCCGTTATGATCGACTCAGAAAGTGCTACCATAAAGCGATTTAGAGAAACGTCATTGGCGGTGATGTTCGAGCCTTCATCATGGGACCCATCTTTCAAGCCTTATGTGTTTCCTAAAAACGGGATTCAAGATTTCAAAATTATTGGGAAATTTTTATACGCAACAAGCGAGTGCATTTGATGAGGCGGTGGTCTTTTGGATAATTTATTAGGTTGTTTAGGGATTGTGCTGATTGTGTTCCTGTTTATCTATTACTGGTATGTAGCAATCCCAATATCACTGGTACTCGTTATCCTTACTATTTGGTTAATTAAGCGCAGAAAAGCAAAACAAAAAGAAACATCGCAGGACTTTGTTTACGCCACACCAGCCCCTGCTTTCCGGACCGTCAAGCAAAAAGCTAGTAAAGAAGATCTCAATGATGAGATATCAAATTTAGAGAAAAAGATCAAAGAACTTAAAAACGAGCAGCAAGACCTGATAAGAACAAATAAAGATGCTGTTAGCATAATTGTTAATAAGGAAATAAAGAGAATCGACAAGCTGAATGGCCGTGAATTTGAAAAATATTGTGGAAGAATGCTGGAAAAGCTGGGATTTGAAGAGGTTAATGTGACTATTTCTTCTGGGGATCAAGGTATTGACGTTCTAGCAAAGATGGGGAAAACGTCATATGGATTCCAGTGCAAGCATTATTCTTCACCCGTTGGTAATAAAGCGCTCCAAGAGGCAATATCAGGAAAAGAATTCTACAAAGTCGATAAGGCAGTTGTCATAACAAATAACTATTTTACTCCCAGCGCTATAGCATTGGCGCAAGAGGCCGGAATAGACACTTGGAACCGTGATACATTAATCGATTTTGTGCATGATCAAGTTGTTCCAGAAATTTCGAACAAAGAGCAGCATGAATCTCAATCACCTGTTTCAAATAATGATAGTCAAGTCGGTGCCACTGAACCACCAAAAAATGAATGGGCGGATTTTTAATCTTCTCTACTATATCAATCAGTCCAAATACTGACGACTATAAAAGCTGAATATTTTGGAGGAAAACAAAATGAAGAAAACAGTGCTAATCGGGTTAGGACTATTAACTGCGGTTACATTAGCTGGTTGCGGAAATTCAAATAGCGCGAGCAAGGGTGGCTCGCCTGCCAAGACTGAAAAGGCCGTCAATAAGGCAACGCCAGCAAAGAAAAAGACGGAGACTTCTTCCGTCCCAAAAGATGCAAACCACGAATGGTTCTTCAAGGATCCAGTTTTCTACGCTGGCAACGAAACAATGACATTAACAAAGTCAGAAGTGCGGGATAGTGCTGAAGATGGCCAAAAAGTTCTCGTCATTTACAACACAATTCGCAACAATTCAAAAAAGGAACAAGACCCTTCTAACTTTTATATGGTAATACACGCTAAACAAAAGACGGACACTTCAAATGTTCAACTCGACACCGGAATGGTCAAGATGAACGATGATGGTAACAGTCCATTACAAGCACAGGAAGACAATCTTCAAAACTCTCTGTTGCCTGGTAAAACAGTTGAGACCGTGCTCATTTATAGCTTGAAGAACACAAATCCCGTAACGGTTGAATTTAGCAATGCTGACTTCAAAACAATTGGAACCAAAACATATAGCGTAAATTAATAAATCTGCCCCAGCGTGGGGCTTTTATTTTAAAGGTAAAACGAACATACGTTTGAATTTTAACCAAAAACTACACATAGAAAGGATATGAACGCTGTGCGTAAATGGAAAGAAGTTCCTCACCATCCCAATGTTTATAGGTATGAAACACGACGTGGCACTCGATATGGTATTCGTCGTGGTTTTAAAAATAGTGTAGGAAAGCGCGATGAATACACTAGATCGGGGTTTACAAATTGGCACGATGCAGAAGGCGAATTAAAACGATTTGAAGCATCCTTAGTTACGGGTGGCATTAATCCTCTAACTCACCGCGGTGTTACCTTGAATGCTTATTTTGCTGCCTTGGTGAAGAACCGTGAGGAGCTCGGCGTTTGGAGGCCAGCTACAGTTATTCAAAAAAAGACATACTATAGAAAACATCTACAAGAAAGATTCGGGAACCGCCCAATGAGCAAAATATCAAGATCAGAATATCAGCAGTTTATTGATGAGAAGATCAAATCAGGTTTGGCTCAAACCACAATGCGTACGCTTAACTCAGTCATGCAGATCATCATGAACGATGCTGAGCACAACGATATTATCCGTAAGAACATGCTAAGAGGCATCCTCATTAATGGTGCCAAGCCGCCTAAAGATGTTTCCATTACCGATGAAGACTATGCGAAATTTATGGCCACAGCCCAGAAGCTCTTGAATAAGTATCAGCTTACAATGCTGTACCTTTTGACTCTTGGTGAGCGGCGTGAAGAACTCGCTGGCCTTCAATTTCGTTCATTCAAACGAGGAACAACCGAAGGCAAGCCATACTATGAAATCACTTATTACGTTGGCAGAACGCCTCAGCAGCCATTAGGCGGTCCTTTAAAAACTCCTAGCAGCTATCGCACAAATTATGTTACGGGTCCAATTATTGAGTACATTGACTATTCACTTCAGTATGCAAAGAACATCCTGACACGTACTCATCGTGAGATTGGGCCCGAGACATTCATATATCTGAATGAGAAAACTGGGATGCCGGTTCATCCGAGCAACATCAACCGAAATCTGTTTCAGCGTGTTAAAGATGCAACCGGAATTGAGCTTCGTCCGCATATGTTGCGTCACTATTTTGCAACCCAAGCGCTTCAGGATGGTTTGCCTCAAATGTCCGTCATGCACTGGTTAGGTCACAAAAACATCGACATGACAAACGACTATACCAGACCAACACGAGAGGGCAGCCTGAAAGTCATTAACGGCATGGGCCCAATCTTGTTTAAAAACGGTACCGCCGGCCCTGACGGTACAAAATGATTTTGTACCGCCGCTTGTACCGTCATGTTGTCTCAAACGATCCGAATATATCCAAAGTGAAACCAAAAAAGCACCCCGTCCTTCACGCAAAAACCGTGATAGAACGAGATGCTTTCGTTTCATTAACAGCAAGGGCTATTTGAGGGTAGTAACATCACCCTTTGATACGCAAGGAATATTAAACAAATGTACCATATTTGTACCGGAAATCCATGAAAACTACGCTTTCAACGCAAATAAGCCCTCCACCCGCGTTAGCGAGCAGAGGACTTTTTTGTTACCTGATATGCAGACTTTCGCCCGGGTAGATCAGGCTGTAGATTGACTTGCCATTGTTAGCGGATATTTTTAGCGGCCATTTTTAATGTACTTAAAATGGACTGATCGAGCTAATGCCGATTTGCAAACGATCAAGCGGTTCTCCAAACATTCCGGCGTATGTGTCTGTGTACTGTGGCAAACTCGTGCCATCATCACAAACTACACCAAGCCAACCAGCCCGTTGTGTCGTCTGACTGCGGTAATACGCTTGCTTATATGGCTCACCAGCAGGAGTAATGTAGATGATCTGGACTCCGTCAATCGCTTCACCAGCAATACCGGCACAACCATTGACCGTATCATTGCGATCACCTTTGGTTACCCAAGGCAGCCAACCGCTCTTGACTGTGTGAACACGATACTTAACGCTACCATGATCAACTTTGATGTACAGCAGATCGTGCTGATGATTAGGCATACCAGCAAAACCGTTGTCACCAGAACCGAAGTTGGTCACCTCCTCCAGCCAACTGCCGCCGAGCAAATGCAAACCGTATCGAACGTTCACGTTACCAGCTACAATTGCTTGTGGCCGCAAGCTTTCTGCCGCTGGTGCACTCGGGGACGGATTGACAGTAGTTGTGCCATTAGCCAGATCTGCCGCCAATTTCTCCTTCGTAATACCCCATCGAGCCAGATACCCATATGGATCAGTATGATCACCCCAAATATGCTGTGTTACCCACAAATGAGACTTGATGCCAGGCGTTCCAGCACCGCCAGCGTCCAAACTAGTCGGAATGCCATATTGAGCAGCCATATCACGTGCAAGCTCAATATAAACGGCATAATCCTTCTTGAAAGTTTCGGGATCACTCGTGTGTCCCAATTCAATTTGGACCGGGCTGTTAGCATTTGCCACTGTCCCAGCGCCCCACTGAACATAACCGGGCTCACCAACTTGATAAACCTGACCGCCATCGCCTACAACAAATGCCGTATAAGCGATTTCGGCAGTAATATTGTTTTTGAAGTAAGCAGCATTTGCACGCGCGCCAGATTCGGCACCTACATCATGTAGGATAATATACAGTCGATTGGCCACTTGCGATGAGCCTTCATTTGCACCCAAAGCAAATTCTTTGTTGATGGTATAACTCATACTATTTTGCCTCCTCACTAGCTACTGAAGTAGCAGATTCCGGTGCCAGTTGAGCCTTAACTGCGTCTGCGGCTGCTTGAGCTGCGGCCGCTACCTTGTCTTGATTAGATGTTTCCTGATCGACCGTTTTTTGTGGATATGTTTCTGCTAGGCTGTCTTTCAAATCCGCGTAGGATTGCTCAACTGCGTTGGCAATTGTCTGCTCGTCTGCGCTGGTGAAACCAAGCGACTTCAATCCGTCTTTCACAGCCTGAATGGCAGTCGATTTCTTAACCGCACCGTCAATCGCCTGTGTCACACCGAGCTGTTCTGCCGCTGTTACCGCAGCATTTGCCAATGGGCCTAATACCTTTACCAAGGCCAATGCCTGCTTGTTAGCCAGCAACTGTTTTGAGATCCAAGCCCCAATGATCGGGATTGCTGCTACTGCAAGTGATACCAAAAGTTCTGTCAAATTATTCATGATTTGTTTTCCTTCCTGAGACGCTCATTCTCACGTCTCAATCGATCATTATCTGCGCGTAATCTGTCGTTCATGTCCTCAAGCTCATCATGCCTGTTCTTCCGTTTACCCTCGCGGTAGGTCATAAAAGCGATGAGAGCCGAAGCAATACCAGCAATGTATGGAGCAGAACTGACAATGATTTTAGTTATCGCTGCTGTCACGGCTGTCACTCCTTCGCGCCAGAATCAGCACGAAGGCTGTTATGATCGCATTGCTGATCCAACTTGAGTAGATTCCAGTTGAGATTGAGGTCAGTAATTGCAGTATTGTCAAAAATGACATTAAAAAGCTGGTAGTAGTAAGCAACAGACGATTGGTCACCGCTAACTGTGTTTCCCATAGCACCCAGCCCCCAATCCCGAGTCCATCAATGACAAACAAAAACCCCACAATGTCATCGTTTAACCAGTCAGAGTAATGTGGGGGCCAGATGAAATAATGGTCATTGATGATTAGAAATAAGCCAATGGCAACCATGCCAATGGCGAGTGCTGTGTGTGTCGGGTGATCTCTGATTTTGTTAAGCATGTTCTCGCTTCCTTCCACAAAAATAGCCGCTAGCTTGTGGGCTATCGACTGTTTATATCCTGTAGATTTTATCCATGTATGTCCATTTAGTAGTCATTGACAGTCCTGTTATGACACATCCTTTGACTGTCGAATCGCTATCAATGCTTGATCTGATATCAATAGATGCCGCCTGTACTCCTGTTGAGGTTCTGGCAGCTGCTTGGCCCCAAACTCTATATATTGGTTGAGCCCAATCCGGCAGGCGTGCGATAATCTTGCCGGTGTTAGTATTTCCATTTTTAATATTAAGAAGGATTCGGACTTTACCACGCCCTATTTCTTCAATGTGAGAAGGCTCTGTTTCGGTAGAAGAACCGCCGTTTTCTGTCCAGCCCGCATCAGAATCCATGGTCAGAAGAGAATAACGCAAATTACCGCTCAAGCTATTTGTTGTCACGTAATCGATGCCTAGCGACTCCCAAGTGTCACGACTAGAGTCATCCGAAGGCGTCCATATGCCAAACTTTAGCCCCTTGCTGTGAGCATATGATACATTGTCTTTAGTTAGTGTTGAATAATTGCCAATGTCGATTCCTGAATTAATGCCAAGAGAAGCAGCTTTGTCAGCGTTATCGTTGGTGTAATCATTTGCAATCCACATAACATTTATTGCTGGTATTCTTGATTTCATTTCCTTCAAGGAATCGAAATCAAAGCTAATAAGAATCATCATTTTGGCCATCCCATATCTCTCGATTATGCTTGCCAATGAATCATAGTTTTGCGAAGTGTAGTTTGCGTTCTTAATCTCCAAAAAAGGACATTTATTATGAGCTTTGCAGATTGTCAAATACTGTTCAACAGTCGGTATTACCAAATCCGATGCGTTACAATTTGCAACATTATTCCCGGAATCAATTCTTAAGGCTTGTATCTGTGCCAACGTCAAATCTTTTACTGCCCCAGTGCCGTTAGTCATGCGATCAACCGTGTCGTCATGCATGATTACCCAGTAGCCATCTTTGGTGACAGATATATCACTCTCAATGCCCCAATGCCGTGTTACATGTTTGAACGATAGTAGGCTATTCTCTGGCCATTCAGCATTATCCCCGCGGTGAGCCGCATATTTTATCCCGTTGCCCAAGTTGAAGTCTACCAATCCATTTGAGTATGAATTTGCGCTTGCAAGGGTCGCAGCATCTTTGTTATCAGTCTGCGCGCGATTGTAAAAATCACCTTGGTTGAATGCATTAAGAATCGTCTGAATGTCAGTGTTCATTGCATTGATTTTTTGCTGTAATGATTGCAATGTGCCATCAATAATGGTGATATAGTCATCAGCTTGCGCCTGTGTGATGTCTACTGCTTTCTTGATGATGAAGGCCACATCAAATGTCGATTCGGTACCCGATGTGTCTGAAAAGCTAAAGTATGCAGTCACGATTTTCCCGGGAACAGAAGACAGTGCGTTTGGCACTTGATAAGTGAATTCACCGCCAGAAGCATTAACGATATTGAATCCAGTACTATCAGCAATTACAGCTTTGCCATCAGCAGTGTTGGCTTTGAACATTGGTGTTAGACCGTCAAGAGAGACAGGTGCACCGTTGTCCATAAGCGTGGCATCAATCACCACGGCGCCCGTTTTGTCTCCCTGCCGCAAATATACAGGCTCAGGCGCGATGGCATTTTTTGTGTCAAGAGTCACTTTGTACGTTCTGATTGCCATTTGGTATCAGTCCCTCCATTTTTTCCAAATCTTTGTAAGTGTCTTTTGTATCAACGAGGCGCTGATCCTCAAATCCTCGGCGCTTGCCTTTCAGTTCCCAGCCAAAAGATGAATTAGGACTGTCTGACGAAACGATGAAGTAGTCCTTGCCACGTTCAGAAACCCAGAAATGTGCGTCACTGTAAGCTGTCAGGAACACTTGGTAAGGCTTATCTGTATTAATCAAATCAAAAACGAGCGGATCAATGTCCACTCGCACTGCTTTATCTTCTCCCGTTTTGCCCTCGCCAATATCTCCGACATAGTTTTCTGCCAGTTCATATGCAGGCGTGGCTCGCAAACCGTCACGGGTGACCTGCGCAGCGTTTTTTGACCCGTTGTAGACAGTGAAATTGCCAAACACTTTTGTTTCTGAACCGGTAGCATCGATCCTGTGTGTGAACGTACCATCGCTCCCAAAAGCTCCAATATTAACGCCATTGAGCGACCCTAACCATAGTAGATTGTCTGCTTGAATCACGCCATCGGACAGAAATTTTAATCTTGTATTTATTTTCCCATATACAGATAGTTTCGGGTTGTCATGCGTGGATGAGCTTGGTATCGCAAGTATTTCGGTTGATACTCCTGATGAATTTGTTTGGGATAAGCTTAAAGTATGGCCTTCAAAGTTGTTAAACGTACTGCCACTGGTGTTTTGGTTGATCCCCGCTACAAGGTCATCACCCTTTAGCAATTCCATGGAGCCGCCTTTTAGGCGGATTTTGTACCCACTGACCTCATCTGTAGTCTCATACGTGATTCCAGAAATAAGGTCGCCAAAAAGCCGATCAGCAACGACACCATCAGCGGTGATGGCACTTTTGAACGTTTGGCCCCCGTCAGTAGACACACCTAGACCGGCACTGTTAAGGATAACAACTTTGTTTGAGTCTGACTTGTCCACAGCAATGATTCCTTGATCCGTGAAGCTAAGCTGTGTTCGTGCCGCGAGAAGACTGTTTGTCGCAAGCTGGACTTGAGACGTTAGCCATTCGTTGGGCACTGGAATCTTGCCAGCGGCTACATTAGACAGTGTTGACTGTGATGTCTTCTGCTGTTCAGCAAATGATAAGCTACCGCATTCAACCTCTGTTTTGGTTCGTGTGCCGCGAATATCATAGTCGCTGGTTACTTTGATGATCCTAACCTTGTCACTGAAGTTAAGACTCTCATCAATCACCGTGATATAGTCGCCGGGGTTTGCCATCGCATATTTGTAACCGACAGATTGCAAGTCAACAAGATTAAGTGTGAGTGAGATAGCCCAGCTCTTATCTACTTTCTCTTGCACAGCGGCTAACAGGTTGTCAGCAATCGTGTACCGCTCATCAGCAACCGGAACTGCTTCAATCGCGCCAAACTTCGGATAGTAGTAATCATATAGCGGTGATTTGTACTCAACTTCCAAACGCGGGCTTGTGGTGTCATCAGGGTTACTGTACGCACCATATCCGCGGCCATAGGTGGCAAAGCTTGTGTTGTCAGTCTGAATCTCTGCTGTATCAAGATTGAACTTTTTACGAACGATGGTGGAAAGATCAGACCCCATCGCTGGGACAACATGAACAACTGTGCCCTCAACAGAGAACTCAACGCTTGCTTGATCGATGATGTCATTGAACAGTGACAGACGGTCACTCATGCCCCAGTCTTGCTTCTCAAAAGCCGTAACCGAGACTGTGTTGTCATACGTATACCCCGTGCCAGCAAACAAAGCGTCAAGATAGCTGGCAAACGGGTGTGAACCATTCCATGTTTCATAGAACCCAGTCTTGCTCATTTTGTAGAAGAATGCCTGCACAGCGCTGAACGAAACCGTGTTTTCTTTGTCATTCTTCGTGTATGTGACAACAACATACTCTTCGTTAAGAAAGGACAGTGTCCACCCTTTGGCGATGTTTACCTTAACATCTTGGCCAAAATAGATTGTCCCAGATAATGACTTCTCGCCATTCACCGCATCGGTTTTCTCAATCTCGCACTGGGCTTGATATTCATTATTCTCAACGTCTGTGAATGTGATCAATAATCACGCCTCCTATGCGTAAAGATTTTGAAAACCGAGAATCCGGACTTTACCTGGCACGTTGCAAGTGATTCGGTTCGGCTTGTCCGGTTGCAAAACAAAATAGGCTTTGTTCGTCTTGCTGACGATGCTTAGCCCATTTTGGGTATAACTAAAGCCATTCAGCAAAAACACGTCACCTGATGCCACACCGCCGCTATACGTCAACTCGGTGTCATCTATTTTTAAAGATAACGAAGATGCCGCGCCCATTGCTGTTAGTTCTATGGAAAATTGTTGCTCAAGCTGATTGCATGGGACAGAGCCAGAATAAGGAACGGAGACATTCCCAGCTAAGCTATAGTATTCAGGATCTGCGGGATTAGGCGACCATGGAGAAGCTGTGGTGCCTATTTCTAGCTTTGGCCGTGCGATGTAAATACTACCTTTGTTTCCTTTTGCAGCTCCAACATAAACACGTCTCGCTGTTGTATACGTTAGCTTAGCAGTGAATGTTTGCCAGCTTGTTGTTAACGTGAAATCAGATGCACCAACCGAGCCAAAAAGTTCGCAATGTGCTTTGTCGCCAGCAGTATCTGCCTTTGCCAAAAAACTAAATGTATAGACTGTTGAGTTTGAATTATCAGTGAATGATTGAGCAGCTAGAACATAGCTAGAAGCATTTGGAGCAAATGCCATTGCATCCACAAACCAATGTGCAATACTGGTATATCTACTCCATCCCGTGAACGTACCACCAGAACCGGTGACGAGATTAACAGGCACGTCCTTGTATGGGGTGTTGTCAATGGCAATATCGGCCGGTGGTGTTTCACCGTAAGGTAACTTCATCGTCTTAAATTCGGCAGTTAGCTTATACAAAAGTGTCCCATTGACGTTGCCAACTAGCTCCATCTCAGGTGCTTCGGTGTAAACGAGGAACCGTTTGTGTGACGGATAGTCGCTCAGCTTGTCGTAGTAACCGCCAGACGTCTCACCCGGCCTTTCCATGGCCACGTTGGGCGTTGTTTTGAGCTGGGTGATGTAATACCCGTCCGGGTCGGAAAGCAGCGCATACAGCCTCTCACGAAGCATTTCTTCTTCATCCATGTCGCCAGCACGGTAGTAACCGGTAATATTGATTGTTTTATCGGTATGCCAACCACCAAAATCAATGTTACCGTTTCGCTGGTCAAGCTGTTTACTATTTCTAGTAACTGATGGTGCTGATTCCTCGAATTCAGTAATCAATACCTTATATTGGCTCAGGTAGTAGCGGCTACCATCTAGTTTTTCGACTAATAGATCCATATACTACCCTCCAATCGGCCGGAAGTAGCTGCTAACGGCTGCGTCATTAGCGTCCGCTTCTTTGACCATGCTGTTAATGCCGTTCTTGTCAACGTTGTTTTGGACGTAGATGTTAGGCGTGATTCGTTCACTTGCATCAATTGACTGCGTGACGTCTCCAGAACTAAACTGTGCGCCAGCCATGGACAAGTTTCCAATATTTGCAGACATATTGGCAGAAATATCGCTTGCCATGCCAGAAACCGTCTTCTGAACAGCTCCGAATGACTTTTGCAGTCCTTGATTCAAGCCACCCATGATTGCATTACCAGCAGGGATCAAGAGCTTGGCATCGTAGCTGATTGGGCCTTTATGCTGTTTGATCCACGAAGCAATCCCACCAACAAAACTGGTGATCGCATTCCACTTGCTTTTGAGGCCGCCTAAGAAACTGTCCATGATTGCTTGTCCGGCCGCACTTAAGCTTATTTTTGCAAGAGAATACATCGTGTTCCGGATTGACGAAGTTGTGCTGCTAGCTTTTCCTGACATCTGTCCAAAGCTTCCACCTAAGCTGTTTGCTAAGCTCGATCCCGAGTTTTTGCCAGAAGATGACATCTTGTCTAATGCGCTACCAACAACATTCGACAAGCTATTTGCTGAGCCCTTGCCATTTGATGACATTCCAGACATTGATCCGGTAACATTTTTTGCAAGACTGCTGATTGATCCGGATCCATTTGTTCCTAATTCTGAAAGTGAACTACCTGAAGAGTTTGCAAAATCGTTTGTCGTATTTTTGCCAGTTGTTGAAGCGCCATTAAGGTTAGCAATTGCGTTGATCAGGTTTGCAATCCCATTGGTTGCAAGGGCAACTCCTATACCAATAAGCAGAATGGCAGCACCAAAGGCGAGAATGCCAACAGCACCAGCAGTCAGAAGCGGCCCTAGAAGCGCAAATACGAGAGCAAGTGCACCAACAGAAACTGCCATTGTGATCATTAACTGGTTAGAATTTCCTCCAGACGACTGGAAGTTAGCAAAGGCATTGACTAGAAGTGAGAGTCCGGCGGTTACCAATAATATCGCGGCTCCAAATGCAATCATCCCTATTGCTCCCGCATTTAATGCAGGCCCTAACAATGCAAATACCACTGCTAAACCACCAACAGATAGTGCGATCACAGCCATAAGTTCAGATGCATTACCACCAGCCGATTGGAAGTTAGTAAACGAATTTACCAGAATTCCCAAGCCTACCGATACCAAAGCCATTGAGGCTCCAAAAGCTAACAAACCAATTGCGCTTTTCTGAAAGGTGGGAGCGACCAGTTTTGCAACAATCATCAAGGCAGAAATAGCAACAGTCATCGCCGCCAAAGCTACAACACCATTTGTTCCTGTCTTTGCTAACTGTGTAACTGCTAATGCGAGTACCGCAAATCCGGCGGCTGCTAATCCAATGCCAAGACCAGCACCGGCGGCTTTTGCGCCCATTGCAGCAATCTGACCGGCAGAGGCAGCCATCGGTTTAGGCAGGCTCGATGCGCTCTTCCCTAATCCTTTAATTAGCCTTACTGGTGCACTAATTGTTTTTATCAGCTTCCCTAGTCCACTTGACAATAGGCCAAAAGCCACCAATGCAATCGCAATCACTGGTGACCATGCAATTAGTGATTTTGTGAATGAAGCCATTGGGCTTTTGGACTTGTTAAGCCACGTTGCAAAATCACCTAACGCGTTAGCCACTGCTTTAATTTGTGGAGCAATTGTGCCAATGCTAGTCTTGACGACAGCATCGAATGCATCTTCCATCTGAGCAATTGACTGACCAACGTTCTTTGTCATGTTGTTCGCGTTGTCAGATAGATATTTGTTTGCTGATTTGGCTGTCTTACTTACTTTTCCTAGAGAATCAGAATAGGCGTCCCAACCAGACTTGCCACTCTTGGTCTTCTTCTCCGTCTGAATCAGTAGTGGAAGCATAGCTTTGGCGCCAGCGGCACCATACAGATTAGTCAGAGCGGCTACCTTTTGAGACTGACTCATGCCATCAGTCGCTTTTGCAACTTCTTTAAGAATTTGCGGGAACGGCTTAAATTTACCTTGAGCGTCTGTGTAAGTGATGCCCAATTCTTGCATTTCGCCGGCAGCCACCTTTGACGGGCGTGCCATCAGAGTTAATGCGTGAGCCAAATCTTGCGAACCTTGCGCCGCTCCTAAACCAGCATTACTCATCAGCCCAATGGCAGTTGAGGTGTCTTTAATGCCAATGCCCAACGTGGCAGCAGTTGAACCAACGTTAGCAAACGCTTGTCCCATGTCTTCGACTTCGGCATTGGACATGTTAGCATTTAAGGCCAAGATAGCTGAATCTTTAGCTGCGTTCTTAGCGCCTCCACCCCAGATATTCATGGCTTGTTGAACGGTGGTAGCAGTTCCAGCCAAATCAGCACCGGCGACAGCAGAAGCCTTAGCAATAGCCGGAAACTCAGTCTTCAAGTCCTTGATTGATGCACCATTACGAGCCATTTCAATCATCGCATTGCCGGCGTCTTCAGCACTGATAGGCAGTGTTTTACCCAAAGAGAGTGCTTCTGTTTCGAGATCCTTCATATCACCCTTAAGCGACTTGTTACTGGAACCAGCAATGACGGCTGCCTTGTTGATTGACTCTTGGAAAGTGCCATAGCTTTTGATAGCTCCTGCCGCCATTGCGCCAACAGCAAGGCCAGCAACAGTGGACGCCTTACCTATGCTCGTAAGCGCACTACCGACACGTTGACCAGCATTAGATGCCGAATCCGTGCCAGCTTTTACGGCTGTCGCAAGCCCACCCATTGCCGATTGGAATGGTGCTATGTTTGCTGTGAATGTTGCAACTACGTTTGCCATTAGCTACCACCTCCAAATGCGGCATTGAGTTTCTTGATCATTTCGACATCAGGCTTTCTTTCTCGATTGCCATTGCGTTTGAGTATCTTTTGTTCGGCCTTATCAATATTCTTGTATCCGGTCTTCACTGACCGCTTCGGGTTCTTTGCGTTTTGAATGTTGGCAATGTTGACGGCAAGTTCCATCAGCTCCCGGCGCTGGTCTACATCACGCAAAAAAGATCCTTCCAGCATTGAACGGGCTTCCCACATGTACAAATTGAATGGCATATCGGGATCATAGATACCGTGACGGGCAAAGTCAGTTAAGAGAGACTCTTCTTCATTGCGTCCAGGGTATCCTTGGTCGCTGCTTCTTGAATCTTCTCTTCGGCTGTCTTGTTCTTCTTGTCCGTCAATGCTTTCCCGTATTTTTCGGTCAAGTTCAGCCA